CATCGCGATGATCCACGTTCTCTAGCAACTCAATAAACAGACTTTCTCTTCGCAGAGACTTTAGGTTAGCCTGAGTTGGGTTTAATGGACCTGGACCATTGGCGAATAGGTACAATTTGCGCACCTCTTGAGCAAGGCGTGTCTCTTGATCAGCTGCCTCGTCAAGCGGTTTGTATGGGGGATCGGATTTAGGCAACTGCCATACTACCCTTGGGTCATATGCGTAACCCAAGATAGCTTTAAGAGCTGGACTACTGTATTCTTGTAGGATATCGATCTTATCCTTTTTGATAGGTGCGTTACTTACTTTTTCAAATACTTCATGAAATGTATTATGCTTCATTACTTTCCTCACGTAGATGCGTTATCACATCAGCTTCAGTTTCAATCACCACCCTTGCGCCACACGCTAGGATTGGCTTGTCAGTTTCAGAGTATCTTACGACCGATGGTCCAAGAATCTCCACGTCATGACAGTATTTATTCGTTCTGCCAGATTTAACTGTGATAACAGGTTCATCCGTTCCATGCTTTAAATTAGCACGGATCTTATGCTGATTTACATGAATATACGTCTTAGCCATAGTTCTTACCCGAAAAGCCAGTCAAATAGCATATAACCACCAAAGCCGATACCGAAATACATAACAAACACCCCCAGAGTGCCCATCGGGTCTTCCTTAATAATGTACAGCTCGGTCATAATTGATTCAATAAAACGTCTCATCTAAAAGTCTCCAATATATTCAACAAGGTTCTTAAGTTTATTCTTAATAAAGTAATTCAACAGACCACGCTTCTCTGGCACTTCATACGAGTCAAACTCATCATTAATCTGATTGACTATATTATCGGGAACCATATCGAGGTCAACTAGTATCTCATTCCTACGATAGTTGCGTAGCATCATCTCATTACAGAACTGTTCAGGCTCTTGGTCAATCCATATGTCGAGCTTCTTAGTTTGTAATGGCTTTTGACGTTCGTTAGCTACAATACAACCATCAGGCGATAGGAAGTTAGGAATACCATCACCTCGATCGCCACGCATAATATGCTCACGAAGGAAACGCCTCGGATCTTTAATGGTAATGTTCTTCTTAGTGATAGGACTGAACTGGTCGACATTAGTGTATTTCTGTAACTGACCAAAGTCTTTATCGCCTGATAGGATTAGGATACGCTCAGATGAATCATTATTCAACCACACACCGAATCGCTGAGTCAATACACCGATAACATCATCGGCTTCCGCATGCTCAACCTGAATCACTCGATATGGGAAGAACTCTTTCAGCTCCTCACGTATCTTATTCAGGGAGTTGAATACCATGCTCCAATCAATGGTAGACTTCTCGCGATCCTGCTTACGATGCGCTTTATAATATGGGAATACACCCTTGCGCCAATAGTCACGGTCATCGCAGCATATAACCATCTCACCATACTTAGCACCGAACTTGGTCTTGTAACTTCTGATACTATTGAGTACCATATGTCTAGCCAAATCCTCACTAAACTGCTCATTACTCATGGCAAGTTGCTTCATCATATTAGCAATCATCACCTGATTAAGATCTAGTAAAATCATTTCTATTTACTCATAATTAATTGATATACTAGTATAGCATATCTTTATCAAAAAGTCAACTTTCTGGGTCTTCATCTTCAATCAGAGCCTTAGCCAACTCGTCAGCATCAATGAATGCTTCTGGTGGTAAGTTCTCGATGACAGGGTCGTTACCCAAAAGACCATCAATGTTCCACTTACCGTTGATCATGTCAGTTTCTTCATCATACTCAACTTCTATGAGGGTATCAGCGACGCCTTGTACGAAATGATCAAACCCTCTCGCCCTCATGATGAGAGAACGCAACGCTTCAGTCATGAATATAAAGTCAGTCGAGAACTCAACGCTTTCGTCAGCTACACCAAAATCTAAGAAATCATCCATAATTTTGTCACAATAGCCTCGAACCTCTTCCTCAACAGCCTCTAACTCTGCATCATGCTCAGCTTGCATTCCCTCTACATAATCCTGCCCACCTGCTTCTTCAACTCGTTTCTTAAGCAATCGGTCGCGGATATCTACTATATCACCCAAAGAAGTTCTCCAAGTCGTTAGATTGAGTCTTAACCTCACGCTCTTCAGCACGCTCTTCAGGAGGAGTCCAATCGGTTGGTTTACCACCCTTTTCCTCAGGGTATCCATAAATGTAACCCAGATCCATATAGAACGTCCCATAGGTTCGCTTGGGTTCACCATTAGCATCATATGCCATAGTAGTACAGATGCGGTTCATTCGATGCTCGCCATACTCCCCATAGAACATATCAGTCCAAGTGCTACTCTCAAGGTACGATTGCATCATTCGAGCATAGTTTTCAGCACGAATGCGCTTAATAGTAGCACCCTTAACTCCGGCACGCTCTTGCTTACGTTCCTCAGCAGCAATCTCACGTTGAGTCTTAATCCACGCCTTAACTCTTTCCATACGCAGAGGATGTTCATCGTCAAGTGCGAGAACGTCAGGGTGAATGTTCTTATATTGGGGTGGGTTTTCTTTCAACCGCTTTTCTCGAGCGATACGAAGGCGCTCAGATGCTGCAGCCTTTTGCTCGGGTGACATAGGTTTCCGTGCCTTACGCACTTTCTTCCGTACATACTTCTCTGGTTCTTTAGCCATAGTAAAAGTCTCACTTATTTGAATATACAGCTAGTATACCCGATTACAACATAAAAGTAAAGCATTTTATTCAAATGATTTAAATAAACTTATCCATTGTCGCTTGCGGACACTATTCCAGTCATACTGAGCATCAATTACGCTCTTAGCTGCAAGTAATTTAGATTGAGTGAACTCGCTGTTAATATTATTTATGCTATACTCTAAATTGATAGCGAATGTGTTCAAATGCCTTTGCAGGTCTTCATCAAATTGATATTCTGTAGCAAATCCACAAGTTGTTTCGTGCAATGCTTCAAAGTTAGGGCAAACTACGTCACAGCCAGCACTCATAGCCTCTAGTGCTGCTATACAAGAAGTTTCTGGCCAAATATTCGGATATGCGAATATATGCGCTCGCTTTAGCGCATCGCGAACAATATCATTGGGTTGATATCCATGATATGTCATTTGAGGGTGGGCTTTTATCCTATCGAATAGTGGTTGATATGGGACATCACGTTCACCCCAACCATATATATCAAATGATGAATATACATCTAAATGGATGTTATCATAAGAGTCAGCCAAATGTTCAAAGGCAGGGACAAGTAACTCAAGACCACGATGCGGTGTTGTGTGGTAGATTAGATTAATCATACCAGTTGGCTTTCCGCATGGAGGCAATTCTATCGGTACAATGGAATTCTTCATAATTAGAGATTCGCTATACGGAACGCCAAGACCATATCTAAACGTCTGAAACTGCTGATTGCTCACAAAGATAATCTTATCAAACCGCTTTCTTTGTTCTGGGTCTTTTAGGTGTTGCGACTCAGGGTCATTCCATGTATCATGTACAATATACAAGTTCTTCTTATCAGGGTCAATATCACGCACCCTAGAATGAATGATATTGATTTTATCCTGTAACCCACTTTCTACCAACGCTGACTGTATCTTCTCAGCCATCATCTCAGTACCGCCTTTTGCGTCAGCATATGTACCGTTAGAAGTCATACTCATTTTTGTTCCTTCGCTAATTGTTCGAAACGATCAGCTATAGCTGTCCATGGCTGTTCTGTAGTCCAATGAGCCATAGTCCGAAGTTTAGAAATGATCATCTCGTCAGTCAATACTTTTTCAGTGTTTTCTTCAACCCACTCTGGCATCTCACCGCTTGGAGAAACATTCTTCATCTTCTTCATTTTACAGCCTTTTCCTTAGAAATCAAATAGTTGCGTATCTTTTGCTTCAGTTTGTTTGGCGTATTATCTTTTTCTAGCGCCTCTTTTAACTCTTCGACTGGCGTAGCGTGCATATAATGGTGCTGCATACGCCCATCTTTCTTTCTTGAACTTTCTTTAAATTTAATTGGCATTAGTCATCCTTCCTATTCATCCATTGATCAATTTCAGTACCGATTAGGGCAACACTCACAACTAGCTGAACAGGATCGAACAATACGATACCAGTAACTAGACCAAACAGACCAATCGTTAAACCTGTGCCAATAGCAGCACGTGACTTCATAAATTTACTTAACATATCTACCTCTTCAAATACTTATCAATGTTTTGTTTTAGTTCTTTGGTATCTACCGAGAACCGTTCTTTGTTTTTAAAGATAAACCACTCGTCATCAACTGAGCTGAGTGAGATCTTTACGTTAGGATACACCAAATATATCCCGTCAAACTTTTCCTTTGGCTTCTTATTAAAGTCCTCGAGCAATATCACATACAGGTCACGCATAGTATGAGGTGTACGCTTCATAACCTTATTCGCCATCAACAGCCTCTACAATATCAGGGAAATGCGCCTTAATAATATCCCAGCACTGATCAGCTACAATCATATGCTCTTTTTGAGTACCATTCGCCCTACGAAGGTCGCAGTAATGAATCCAGGAACGCAGAGAACCAGCCATATATAGTGTGGTTTCCGTATTACCCTCTGGAAGCACAGCTCGAGCCTGTTCTTTAGCAATGCCACGACTTAGTGCCCATCTGTAAGCATCGAGCGCCTCAGATGTAGCCTTCGCTTGCTT